TTCATTGGTTGAACGCCACAAAGATCATAAGCGATCAGGTTTGGCATTGAACGTCTGATCAATGAGATCAGAACTGGATCGAAACCTGCGGTAGGACCTGCGCTGAATCCTTGTGCGCTACCACCGAAACCAGCAGAACCAGAACTTGAAGCGGTTCCATTAGCTGGACCTTCGTAGAGGAACTCACGTGATTCACGAAGTTCTCTTTCTTGGTTTTCGAGCAGGATAGCGGTTACACTTCTACGATGCGAATCTTTGATCGTATCGAGTCCTGAGTAGTCCAGGATTGGTGCCCACTTCTCCTGCAAATATTCTGCGTTGAACATCTGCATTTGTTTTACCTCTATTTAAAACGTGTTAGTTTGATTGTTTATGATTTAGAAATCACTTTTTAGCAACTCTGCCTAAAGTCTGAAGATATGCTTCCATCATTGGTGTTACCGATTCTTGAAGATCGTTACCAAAGGTTGCTTGCTCAGATAAAGTTTCAGAGTCATCTCTTTGAGTACCAGCATTGGATGGGAAATATGATTCCCTCAATTTGACCAGTTTCTCACGATAGTTAGATTCACTATCAAACTCAACATTTTCTGCAAGAGAAGCGAGTTTGTCCTTCTGAGAAAGTGCGAGACCCTCAGCGACATCTGCAAAGATTACATCAGCAACTGACTCTGCTAATCTACTATTAAGAGCAACATTTCTTTCGATTTGCTCGTTGAGTTTTTCTTCCATTTCATCAAGTTTATCTACCATACTCTCGATTACATCATATCTATCTTCAGGGATTGAAACATAATGATCTTCAAAAAGACTCTTCATTCCTTGGAGGAATGATTCGGTCATTTCAGTCTTGAGACCGTGCTCAATTGCGAGTGCATTTTCAGAAATCCACTCGTCAGCAACATACTCAAGATAAGCATCAACTCTTTCAGTGAGTCCTTGCTTAATATTTTCAACTTCTTCTATGAGTGCTTGCTCATAGGTTTCTTGAAGTTGCTCTTTAATTTCTACAACTTTGGACTTAATTGCAGTCTCAAAGATGGTACGTGCTTTCTCTTGGAATTCCTCAGAAAGATCCTCACCTGAAAGGAGAGCGTTGACATCTTCTTCGATGTCATACTCTTCTTTCATTTCATCTTCATCCTCATCATCATCTTCTTCTTCTTCTTCTTCCTTTCCACCCTTTTTCTTTTTCTTAGGGGTTTCTTCCTCTTCATCCTCATCCTTTTCCATTGCCTCGGCAACTTCCTCTTCGGCAATGAAGTCCTCTTCGTCTTCCTCAGTCTCTTCCTTAACTGCTTCGGATGCTTTAGCAGCCTTAGCGTTTACAACATCTTTTACTTGAGAAAGAATTGCTGCTGGATCCTTGAGTTTTGCTGAATCGTCATCGGGACGATAGTTGTCTGGAGTAGGACCACCTAAATCTTCCCAACTTGCAGTTTGACCAGGAGTAACTGGTGTAACATTTGACATTGGTTCGGCAGGTGCAGCCCCTTTGGTTACTACGTTTTCCATTTCTTGTAAATTTCTACCAACGGACATTTGTTTGATTGTGTTATAATCTATATTTATTTATAATTTATAGATTTGAAAGAAAATCTTGGAACAATTCAATTTTATGTTCCTGAAGTTTTCTATCATCTACTAAGGTATTAATTCTACGCTTAGTTTGCTCAGCGAGTTTTTCACGAAGGATCCCTCCTTCCCAAACCCACTCTTTACCTTCCATAATTCCCTGAACAAAAGCATCAGGAGCGGAAGGATCGGCAACAATATCAGCAGCAGTTGCTAACATGAAATCTTCACCAACAATTTTATGACCTTCATTGGTCATACGAAGAGAACCAACACCACGAGAAGAAACACCAAGGCAAACACCTTCACCAATGAGAGATTTTGCAATCTTGCCCATTGGAGTTTCTAAAAGTTGTGCCTTACCAATAAAATTACTTCCCCTTTGTTCAAGAGAAATAATTTTATGAGAAACTCGATCAAGATTGACGGTAGGCCCATCAGGGTGACCAAGTTCTCCAAGAGCACGACCCTTACAAACAAATGCTTCATTATATCTTGCAACTTCTTTTGCAAGAGTTTGCATTGGATACATTCTGCCATTACGATTACAAATATCACCTTGAAGGAAAACTCCCTCGATATACATTTTCTTTTCAGCACCTTTACCTTCGGTGAAGAATTTAACCTGTGATACTTCTTCTGTGATGAGTTTCATTTTAATTCGTAAATGCTACTTTATTTGCTTTAATTGCTGATGATGTCCAAATAACATCATCAGGAAGTTTTTGTAAAAATTCAACTGATTTAGTGGGCATTGAGAAAAAACTTGTAGTTGCAGCACCAACTATGGTGTTTATTCCTATGGTAACATCACTACCTGTAGTGTTAAATAATCGAATACAAGTTGCATTACTAACACTAGTAGCAGAACCAACAGCAGTTGGTGTTGTTTCTTCAGTTATAATGATTTTTGTGATGGACATTATTCTTGATCCTCGTATGATGGTTCATCACCGAACATGGATGTAGCGACTAGTGGGCGGGCAGCATCAACTCTCTCTGCAGATTTTGCAAATAGAATATCTTTAATACTATCCGATATTTCTGCTGGAGATGCATCAGTGGCAATCAAATCGATAAGTTCTTCCATAAAATTGTGTTATTATTATAAGATTATTTATATCTTGGCACCTTTGGGAATTTTTATTTCTGGAGGTTGAACTTCGGAACCACTTATACCAGATTCTGTTGGTATTTCTCCCAATGGTGCTTGTTCTGGAGAAATTTGTTGATCTACTGGTTCTTGAGGGGGAATAGGATTACCCATTTCATCTACTGGTGCATTTGGATCAGGTAGAATTCCTTTTTGAATTTCATCCTCAATTTGTTTATCAATTTCGACAATTTCCGAGTCAGTTTGCCTCAATATTTTTCTTCTTACATATTCTGTGGAATAATATTTTCCAATATAAGGTTCTACAGTTGTTGCAAGAGTAAGACGATTTGTAAGCAATTCTGCTTCTTTTAATTCTGCAAAATGATTATCATATAAGAAATCATATTGGATATGATCACTCATTGTTTCCCAATCTTCTGGAGTTACAATATTTTTTAAAATTAATTGGGTGCGGAGAATATCATTAAACATGTTTGCAAAACGTTTTCTCAATCTCCCAACAAATTTTGAGAATTTAAGTTCATCTCTTAAAATTTCTGAAGAACGCCCCAAATTAAATCCATCACCCCCACCAGCGATTCTAGATTCTGGAACTCCAAGTGCCCTGTAAAGTTTTTTCTGAAAATACTCAATATCAGCAAGTTCTCCAAGATTTTGTCCACCAGGAAGTGTAGTGATTTCTGTTCCTCTACCACCTTCTCTACGTGGTAACCAAAAATCTTCCATCATAGACATAAACTTGCGATCATCACGAACTTCTCCAGTTTGTGCGTCATAAGTTAATTTATTTCTATAACGATTCATCACATCTTTCAAATATTGTTCTGCCTTCACTTTAGGGAGATTTCCAACATCAATATAAAAAATTCTACGTTCTGGAGCACGTGATAATCTGTAAATAACCAAAGAATCTTCAATCATTCGAAGTTGATTGAGTGCTTTAATTGCTTTATGAAGATATGAAAGTACTGTTCCCTTATTTCTATCAACTAATCCAGAATTGCAATAAGTAATAGAATCTTTTGCTATTTTTATTGTTTTTTTGGCTCCCCCACTAAGAGTTCCTGAGGGAAAATTTGGAGTTGGTGAATAGATATAATATTCTTCAATATCTGGAAATTTTTCATATTCATTGGATTTTAAACTATTAGCAATCACATAACGATCATTGGGATTATTTTTTTCTTGACGAACATATTTAATTTTCATGGGATCAATATATCTCAGTTCTTTGATCCCATCTTCAGGTTTTTTTACGTCAATTACTTTTAAATAATATACTCTTCCATCAATATACCAATTTCTAAAAATTTCGTGAGATTTTTTATCAAAATCTAGAATTTCTTTTATATGTTTGAATTCTTCTCTTATTATTTCTTTTAATTTTGGGCTAGCATTTAAATTTGATAATTCAATTTCTACAGGAGAATCATAAAGATCGCTAACAATTGCTTCATTTACAACGTCTTCAACAGCACCATCACATTCTGGATGTAACGCCATTTCTCTATATCTACGAATTAAATCGTATTCAGTTCTATAAACGCCTTCAATATCTACATACTGTCCATAAAATCCGGATTGAATATAATAATCAACCCCGTCCTCATTATTAGGAGGAACGGGGGAAATTATAGAAGGGGATTTTTTCTCATTATTATCAATTGAAAAACCAAAAAGTTTTGCCATTTTATAAAATTAAACTATTGTTATGCACTATTTAGTTAATATCTTCACCACCAGCTGCTGGAGAGTCTCCTTTAATTGCTTCCCACCAAAGAACTTGCATTTCTACAGTAAATTCTTGAATAGTACTAGTACCATAATCTAAAGGAATTTGACTGATTGAAGTTGGGAAGAGATCGTACATGTGATACGCTCTTAATGTAGAACCATCACGATCTAATTGATAGACAAATGCATCTGCTTGATAAGCTGCTGGATCAGTATTTCCAGTGTTGTCGGATAATCTATTGATTTTGTTCATCCAATTTTCAAAAGCAGAACGAATTGAAAAATCAGTATCGTTGATAACTGTAATTGTCCAACTATCGAATGTTCTGTCTCCAGCAACTTTCAAAACTCTTCCTCTAAATGCTACATCTAGTGGAGCAATATTTGATGCTGGAAGAGCAGCAGTTTTAACTAAAAATCTTGACTTATCAAGAACATTAGTATCTGCCTGAGCAATATTTGGGAAAGATAAAACAACTTCAAAAAGATTACTTCTAGCACCGCCGCCAGTTAATTTACTTTTGAAGTCTGTAATCTTCCTCAAAGGAGGTGGATTTAATTGATTTCTGGTTGCCATAGTTTTGTACCTCTAGGTTAATTAAAAGTTACCGACTACTTCTTCAAAATCAACACCAGTTTTGGTGGCGACAAAGTTTAGACCAATGAAGTTGATTGATCTTGCTGGTTTAATATAAATGTCTGCAATAAATTCATTATTATCAATCACTGCGGCAGTATTATTTGTTTCATCGCAAACTACTAAGTAATCAAAAATTCCTCTCTTTGCCTGAACATCACGAAGGAAAGGTTCGATAGTATTTACAAAGTTTGTTCTAGTGAGAGAATCATTAAACTCAAAAAGTTGATCTTTTGCTGCTTGTGAAATTGCATCCTCAAGATAGATGAATAATCTACGAACATTAATTCTATCGAATGCAGATGCCTTAGCATATCCAGTTTTATCACCAAAAAGAATAATACCAGCACCTGGAGAGAATATTACAGAATTAATTCTCTCAGAATAGAGACGATCTCTTTGTGATTTTGATGGATTATATGCCAATTTGACCGCATTTAGAATTGACCCTCTAGCAGTTCCTGCTGGAGAATACCATGGGAAATTGTTGATATCATTGCGAGCACATATTCCAGCAATATCCCCATTTAATGGAACATATCTAAATGTATCAGAAAATCTATCATACATGTACTTATAACCACTATCAAATACTCCGTATGAGGAGGATGAAATGGATGAATAGAAACTAATGACATTTGTTGTAATATCTTCAGAAGATCTTACTGTTGGATTAGTGTCTATAGCAGTGTCTGTAAGTGCAGCAGTTCTATATGGTGAAATAAATGCAATTGCATCCTTTCTTAATTCTGCAACAGAAATAAGTTTATTTGCAAGTGCTTGAGCACCACTCTTAGTATAATTGGCAGATCCCATTAAGAGAAAATCTACTTTGAAATTATCTGTATTTTCAAATAAATCATATCCAGTTGCCAAATTACCAAGATTTGCTGATAGTGCTCCAGTTGTAACTGTGGATGCTCCATGATAATTTTTACCACCATCAAAAGTACTTGTAACAGCACCAGCAGCAGCAAAAATAATTCCATCCGCTTCTTGATCCCAACCAATATCTGTAGCCAAAGTATTTGCCGTGGTATTAATACCAGCAAATCCTGTAGTTACAATACCTGCAGGTTGACTGCCACCAAATATATAATTTGAAGAATTTGAAAGATATTTTCTCCAATATGATGGCGATCCAACTGAGAATTGAGCATCACTTGCTTTGGAAAGTGATAAATGTTTTTCTAAAATTGTTCCAGCATTTCCACTAACCGTTCCTAAAGCATCAATTACTACTACATGTAGTTCATCAAATCTAGACCCTCTTGCTGCAGCATACTCCGAAGTCGATGGTCTTTGTGCTAAAGTATTCCAATAGATTAAATCCGCAGCCGCAGATGTTGAAGTAACTCCAATAGTCTGCTGATCAAACCAATCAATTTTAGAATTTACTGTTGCCGTCGATATTCCAGTTCCACTACTATTTCTTACTGTTAAATTGCTACCTGATGTAAACTCATATGTCCCATTTGGTTGATAATTGACATTAGTAATTGTTCCTGCCGCAGAAACATGTGATAAAACTTTTACGGAAACTGTACTACTACCAACTTCAGTAATAATACCTCTTAAATATCCATCAAGAACTGATGTTGTACCAGCTCCAGGAAGAACTACACCACTAATTGATTGAGTAACTCCAAATCCTACAGAAATTGATGTTGTTGTGGTAAGTCCTAAAATTTGATCTGCTTTAGAATCAATAATTGCAATTCTAATACCATTAGACCATGCACCAGGATTTTTAGCAACAAAAGTTACGTTAGGAATTGTATTATCATCATACCCCAATTCGGTATAATGCTCTAAACTTTTAATTTTTATACTCGAAGCAGTTCCAACAAAACCATTTTTTAAATCAGCATCGTCAGATCTCACTACTCTAAGTGATCCTCCATATGAGAGATATGAAGAGGCTGTTAACCAATGCTCATAATGTTTATCAATTGTATATGGTTCTCCAAAAGTCTTTAGAAGATCGCTTTCATTTTCTACAACAGTTGGTGCTTCAACTGGACCTTGAGCAAAGGGCGCCACTATTCCACCAATTTTATTTGAAGATGGTGTAGCTCT